AGGTCAAGGACATCATCGTGTCGTTGAACACGCTGGAGGAGCAGGTCAGGAAGGAAAAAGTCGCCCAGTCCACCCACCGGGGCGGGGGCAACATCAGCAAACGGGAACAGTAGGCCATGGAGGAAGTAATATCGTCCCGGGAAAAGCCGGTTGTCGAGCTCCGGTACGAAAACTACCGGTTCAAGGACACCCACTTGTTCAGCCCTGCGGCTGCCGTTTTCAACGAAACCGGCGCGTACACGGACGCCCCCGAAGGGACGTTGTCGTACGACGAGTTTTGGGACGAGGAGGAGCGGAGGGTGCAGGAAGGGTACACGGTGAACGGGGTACGTATCACGGGGGACCACTACTTTTACCTGAACTATTGCCCGATACGGGCCCTCGGGGACGTTTCGCCGAACAAGAAGCTGAAGAAAAGCTTGCAGTTCCCGCGCTTTTTGGACATTGACTACCATTTCTTCACCCAGTTCGAGCTGGCCGAGCTGGCCGGCGAAGGGATGATTGTGGGGAAGGCCCGCCGCAAGGGCTTTTCGTTCAAGGCGGCCGCCTTGAAGGCCCGGCGGTATTCGTTCCAGCGGGAATCCATCTGCATCATCTCGGCGTACGATTCCGAGTACGCGAACTTTACGATGCGGATGGTGCTGGACATGCTGACTTTTGTCGACCAGCACACCGCCTGGTCGAAGCGAAGGCTGGTGGACAGGAAAGACCACATCGAGTCGGGGTTCATCGACATATCCAATGGGAAACAGATAAAAAAAGGGTTTCGTTCTCAGATCATTACGTTGTCTTTCCAAGACAACCCGGACAAAGGGATCGGCAAGACGGCGGATTTGTGGTCGTTCGAGGAGGCCGGGAAGTGGCCCGGCCTGTTGGACGCGTACGGGAAAATCGACCCTGCCTTGCGGGAAGGGTCCGTCCGGATCGGCACCCCGTTGATATGGGGTACCGGCGGGGACATGGACAAAGGCACGGTCGATTTTGAAAAAATGTTCTACTCCCCCCACGCGTACGGATTCAGGGCGTTCAAGAACGTGTGGGACGAAGGGCAGGAGCACAACGCGTGCGGGTTTTTTGTCCCCGACTACATGTTCAAGTACCCCTACATAGACGAGGACGGGAACTCCGACATCGAGGCGGCCAAGAAAGTGATACTGGAAGGCCGCAGGCAGGCGCGGAGTTCCAACAACCAGAAGGTGTACGAGAACAACCTCACGCAGTACCCGCTGTGCCCGAGGGAGGCCTTCCTGCGCACGTCCGGGGCCTGTTTCCCAGCCGGGCTACTGAACGCGCACCTGTCCTACCTGCAAGCCCACGGACAGGCCGCAAAGCTGGGTCAACGGGGGTATTTGTCGCACAACGGGTCCACCGTCATCTGGAACCCGGACGACAAGGCGGTCGAGGCGGCTTACCCGTACAAGCCCACGGAAAAGGAGGGGTGCGTGGTAATTTACGAACACCCGTACTTCGGGGGGAACTCGAAGGTGCCAGACAATTTGTACATTGCCGGGTGCGACCCGTATTCGCAGGACACTTCGTCGGGTGATTCGCTGGGGGCCATCTACATTTACAAGCGGTTTATCGATGCGTCCCAGACGTCCGACATCATAGTGGCTTCTTACGTGGGGAGGCCAGACCGGAGCGAGGCTTTTTACGACACCTGCATACTGTTGCAGGAATACTACAATGCAAAGTGCCTGCACGAAAACATGTTTAAGGACATGAAAAACCATTACTATAAGCGTAACAAACTCTATTTACTTAAAGATGAACCAAAAAACACCATCAAATCCATAATTTCGCAGAGTCAGGTGAACCGTGGGAAAGGCGTCCACATGACGAAAGAGATAAAACGTGCTGGTGAAACTTGGATAAACGACTGGTTGACCGAAGTGGTTGGGGAATCGAACGAATTGCGACTCCATACGTTGCAGGACAAAAACTTGATCGCCGAACTTATACGGTACGATGGGGTAGTCAACTCGGACCGTGTGATGGCGTTCATGATGGTGATGATCCAATTACAGGAAGACCACAAGATAGTCGTGAAAGACCGCAGAGCGGAAGAGTTTAGCAGCAGTTGGAGCGTTTTCCATAGCCATTTTTCGTAACCTTGCTTTATGAGCTCCCCCCTTAATTCGTTTGTCGCCCAGCTAGAGTCCCGGAAGGAAGCCAACGAAGGGTTTATTCCCCCTCAAAAGCTCACGGAGGCGGAAAAAATAGAGCTGTACGGTTCAGTGGCGGAATGGGTACGGAACACGATAATGGGGTTTCGGCAGCAGTACACCCATTTCCAGCAGCAGAACCCTTCCGCGTCAACCCACATCTTGGACAACTACGAGCTGCTGCAAGGGCGGTTCAACACGTCGATGGTCGACTACATCGACAAGTTCAATTCGTACATGGGCGACGAGCAGCGGTTGCCCACGGCCGGGAAGCCAAAATCCCCTGCCAAGCTGCACCACTATGACATTTTGTCCACGTCGATCGAGCGCATACGGGGGGAGGAGATCAAACGCCCGTTGGACGTGCGGGTGGTGTCCACCAACATGGAGACCATATCAAAAAAGCTGGACGAAAAGAACGAACGGATACGGGAACAAATCGAACGGGACTTGGTGCTGGCGCTAAGCAGGAACCCGGAGGTCGCCCCTTTGGTCAACCCGCAGGCGGTCGAAATGGCCTCCAAAGTGCCGGTCCAAAGCGCACAGGAAATCGAGCGGGACGTAAACGTATCGTACAAGGACAAGCTGGAAAAGTACGGGGACATTGCCCTTCGCTATTTGTGGGAACAGAACAACCTCAGGTTCAAGTTTTTGAAAGGGCTTGACAACCTGTTGTGCTCGTACTTGGACTGTTACTACGTAGGGAAGCGCTACGGGGAACCGTACTTGCGCGTGGTGGATTCCCGGTATCTGGAGTACGATTGCTCCGCAGAGACGCATTTTATCGAAGACGCTTCTTGGGCGTGCGAGACCCGCTACATTTCGGTCAACCAAGTGTACGACGAATACGGGGAATACCTGGTGGAGGAAGACATCGACTACTTGGAGCAGTGCAAAGGGAAATGGTTTTCCGCCCCTGAACCTGTCGTAACGTCCAACACGGCGGTGAAAGTGGTGAACTACGAGTGGAAGACGCTGCGGAAGGTGGGCCATCTGACACGCCGCGAAGAGGGGGAAGAGGACTACGTGGAATCCATAGTGGACGAATACTTTCCGACCAAAGGGTGGAAAAAGTCGACCGAGTACGTAAACAACGCGATGAGGGAAGTCCACACTTCGCCCAAAGGGGAAACGCTCGTGTGGTATTGGGTCCAAGAGGTGTGGGAAGCCGTCCAAGTGAACGACGACCGCGTGATCCATTACCAAGTGAAGCCCAACCAGTACCGGTCTTTGTCCAACCCGATGGAGGTCAAGTTGGGGTATTGCGGGGTGAAGGTCCAGTACCCGTTGATGGAGCGGCTGAAGCCGTACCAAATGCTGTACAACATCATAATGTACCGCTTGGAGCTTACGATCGCGAAGGCCAAAGGGCAGGTTGGTTTGTTTGACATAGCCCAAATCCCTTTTTCGGAAGGGTTCAACATCAACCGGTTCATGTACTACCTGGAAACGATGGGCATCGCGTTCGTCAATTCCATGGAGGAAGGGAGAGGAAGCCAAGCCGGCACTACCCCACGGTGGTCCAACTTCCAGACGCTGGACCTTTCACTGGCTAACTCGATCGCGTCCTACATAGCGATACTGGACAAACTCCAACTGATGGCCGAGGAATCGAGCGGCATCAGCAGGCAGTCAAAGGGCTCCATATCGCAGTACGAAACGGCAGGCGGGGTATCCAGCGCCATCCAGCAATCCGCCTACGTAACCGAGCACATATTTTACCTCCACTCGCTTGCCCGCATCCGCGCGCTGAAGCAGCTATTGGACATATCCACCATATGCTGGAAAGACGGGAAAAAAGGGTACTACTTCTTGGACGACGACGTGCAGCGGCTTTTCGACATTGAAGGGCAGGTATATTCGCTGGCGGAGTTTGACCTCCACCTGAGCAACCACGCCAAGTACGAGAAAATCAGCCAGTTCTTGGAAGCCAACGCTTTGGCGGCATTGCAAAACGACCAGCTGCAACTGTCCGACGTAGTGGCGGTGTTGGAAGCCGATTCGGTCAACCACAAGAAGGTCATTTTGGAATTGGCGAAAGAGGCGCGCAAGGCGATGATGCAGGAGCAGGCGTCCGAGCAGGCAAGTCAGCTGCGACAAGAGTTGCAGGCAAGGCAGATGGAGTTGGAAGCCAAAATGCAGATGAACCGCGAGGACAACGAGACCAAGCTGAAGGTCGCGGAGATAGCCGCCAATGCCAAAATCAAGGACGACTTGCGCAACAGCAAGGAGTACGTGGCGGCCGAACAGCAGTTCAAGGAAGCCAAGCTCCGCGAGGAAATGGAACAACGCGAAAAAGACCGCCAACTGGAGCGTGAAAAACTTGAAACCGAAGCGGAACTGAAAAACAAAGAACTAAAACTCAAACCCTAACCCAAACAGTATGTCAACTACAGTGAAAGACCCGTTTGAAGAGTTCATGTCGGACGATCCCCAACAACTGGACGTGTCCGAGGCTACCGCTGAAGACCCGGACATCGTGGACGAACGCGACGTGGAGGAACAAGAGCAAGAACAAAAGGCCCAAACTGACACAGTCACGGAGGAAGCCGGCAACGAAGACGAAGACCTCAACTATTTCTACTTTGCCAAGGCGCTTGGGAAAAAGTGGGGGTGGTCCGACGACGACATCAACGCGCTGAAAAGCGAAGTGGATTTCAACGACGAGGAGTCTTTTCTCGCGTTTATCGACAACGTGATTGAAAACAGTGCGGAAAGCCGCGCCTTTGCGTCGCCTGAAGTCCAGGCGCTCAACGATTTCGTCAAGGCTGGGGGTACGCCGCGCGATTTCTACGCACAGTATTACGCGGCACCCGAGTCGTACGAAGCCATCTCGCCTGAAACGCTCCAAAAGGACGCGGCGATGCAAGAGCGCGTTTACCGTGCGTTGCTGGAAAGCAAAAACTTCAAGCGCGAGAAAATCGAGAAGTTGGTGAAAGTGGCCAAGGAAGCGGAAGAGTTGGAGGACTTTGCCTTGGACGCGCTCGAAGACCTGAAGGCGCTGGAAAAATCGAGGAAAGAAGCCATCGTGCAGGAGCAAAAGAAGAAGCAGGAAGAACAGCAGCGCCAGTTCGAACAACAGCGGGAAGGCGTAAAGAAGGCGATTGAGTCCATGGCCGAAATAGCGGGGTACCAGTTGACCCCCAAGCTGAAGTCCGAGCTGTTCGACTACCTGTACAAAGTGGACCCGAAGACGGGCCTCACCCCGCGCGGGGCGAAGTACAAGCAAGACCCCGACTTGGTTTTGAAGGTGGCCTTTTTGGAAATGAAAGGCATCGACAAAACGAAGGTGGAGTCCAAGGAGCAGACCCCGGCGGTGCGGAAACTGATCGAAAAGCTGGGAAAGCCAAGCGACGCCTCCACGCGCGCCAGTTCCGCCCCGGTCGCCAAGGCGCCCACCAAAGCCGAGCTTCTTATGGAGGAGTTCTTTTCATAACCTATTTTGGTTATGCTATAAAATGGTTATGCACCATAAAACTCCATAACCAGCTGTAAGCCAACCTACGCACATAACTTTGGCATCGATTAACAATCCAAAGGCAAGCAATGTCAGCATCAACGAAAGTCAACAACCTACAAATCCGGCGGGTTCGATGGAACGAAAAAGCCGGGTTCACCGATACGAACAGCCTAACGAACGCGTTGATGACTAAGCCCTACATGCTGGGCGTAGTTTCACAGTTCTTGGGAAAGAAGTACATGTTCCGTTTCCTTACGGAAGGGCTTGGCCGGGTAACTACGATAAGCGCCCCCAACGGCAAGTTCCAATGGGCTATGATGCCGGAACTGCAAAAAGCGGTCAACATCGTGGACACCCCGACTCCCGCCACCAACGTGGGAATCCTGAACTCCACTTGGACGCACCGGTTTGAGGACCGCTACTTTTCCCCCGGCGACGTGATCCGCTACGGGGACGGTTCCCACGCCCGCGTCATGGAGGAGCCTTTCATGGTCGACGGGACTTGGACGTACACGCTCCAGCTGGTGAACGCGAGCCCCGATTCGTTCGTGGACCCCGCTGCGGTTGCCGTCGGCAAGCAGGTGGCCAAGATCGGGACGGGCATTTACGAAGAGTTTTCGGACCAAGGGTCGGGCACTTCGTCTCCCAGCCCCATCTATTTCGAGAACATCATGACCACGATGCGCAAGACCATCACGGTTACGGGCGACGCGCTCACCGAGGTGGCCGCGATCGACTTTACCATCGATGGCCAGAAAATGACGTATTGGTGCGCTTTCGAGGAATGGCTTGCGCTCCAGGAGCTCTTGCAAGGGGCTGAGTACTGGTTGCAGTACGGGGAGAAGACCGAAACGCCAAGCGGCGACTTCACCATCTTCGGCAAAAACGGCCGCCCCATCAAGGCAGGGGCAGGCTTCTTGGCCCAAATCGCAAACAGCAACCAAGGCACCTACACGAACATGACGGAAGGCTACCTGCAAGAGTACCTGATGCACTTGCAAATGCAGGCCAACGCCAGCTCGGGCACCCGGTTCGTGCTGCGTACGGGGGCCGGTGGGTACCGCGAGGTCCAAAACGCGATCAAGGACGCCGTCAAGTCCAACCCCAACACCACCGACTTGGGCAAGTACTACGTGATGCGGAACGGGAAATCGCTGATGTACGCGCCCAACCAGTGGATCACTTACGAAGGGCTGTTTGGGACGACCGTAACGGTGGTCCACGACCCCATGATGGACAACCCCAAGCTGTTTACTGACCGCGACCCTGCCACAGGCCTTCCAAAAGAGAGTTTCCGTCTGGTGTTCATGGACATGAGCGACTACAACGGGGAACCCAACATCCAGATTGTGCACAAGGCCGGCAATGGGGAAGACCGCTCGCTGCGCTACTGGTTTGAAGCCGGTTCTCACGCGCCTCCCGGCCAAACGGTTACCCCGATGCGCAGCTCTGGCGTGGACGGGTACACCCAACACTGGCTCAAGCAGGAAGGCATCATGGTCAAAAACCCGTACGCTTGCGGGCAACTGGTCAAAAGCTTCTCGTAACCACACGGGGGGTAGCAATACCCCCTTATTTGTACCAAAACCTCAAACACAGCCTATTATGCGTACTCGCAAACAAGACTCTACGTCAATTGTGGATCCTTTTGCAACGTTGACACAAGTGGAAGAAGTGAAAACACCTGTCGAGCCGGCCGCAACCAAAGCGCCAACGGACGAGCTGCCGGTGTACAAGTACATCACGCCCATCACTTCCCCGGACCCGCTTGACAAAAAGGCGTTTTCGTCGAACGCGATCGTGTTCCTGTCCGCCACTATAGACAGCGAGCGCAGCCAACACGGTGTGATACGCTGGAAAGCGGGCATCACGGAAGACGAATACGACAAAAACCCGGCGTTCCAACGGGTAACGGGCAAGTCGTACCGCGACTTCATGTCGGAGTTCCGCATCCTGTTGACCCATTCGGTGCGCAAACTGGACATGTCGGACCCTTTGGACTACCTGACTTACCAAGTGTTGCGGACCAACAAGATGGTAGCCGACGGGGAGCAGGACCGTTCCAACAAGCCCGGTGCCAAGTTTGTCATTTTGGACCCACAGGAAACGGCAAAAAACCAAGTCAAGAAATACACTGCCATGCAAGAAGCGGCCATTCTGCTTTCCAGCATGTCGGTGTACGACAAACGGGAGCTGCTCTACCTTTACGGCATCGTCCCCATCAACATGAACGACACGGAAGTGGTGGCGATGCTTTCTGAGGAAGTGTTCAGCGGGCCGGGAAACACGCAACGGTTCATAAACTACATGCAGGACCCAAACCGTGCGCAACGGATCTTGGTGTTCAAGGCGTACAGCCGTGGCTTGATCAAAAAGGGCTCCGACGGGTACTACCACGAGCGCACCAACCTAGGGCGGACGTTGGAAGAAGCAATGAACACCCTTGACCAGCCCGGTTTTGTCAACGTAAAAGCGGCAATCTTAAAAGAGGTTGGGTAATGACTACGTTGGAAATGGTTCGCCAGTTCAAGCTGCTGTTGGATAAAACCGACTCGCTTACGCTGGACGAGTTTACGCCGGACGAAATCGTGCATTACCTAAACCTAGGGATCGAAGAGTTCGTTAAAACCCGGTACAGAGAATTTGAACAAACCCAAAAACGAATCGATGACCTGCGGTCTTTGGTAATTGTAGGCAGTTACGTAGCGATTGCTCCGTACTACAACAACAACCTTAGGGGGTACGTTTTGCCGGTGAGCCTGTTGGACGCCCCTGCGTTCCCGTATTGGTTTTATTTGGCGGACCAATACCGTTTGTTCGACGCGGTTTGCCAAAAGGAGTTTACCGGGCACATTAAAACGCGCCAAGTAGACGACCTTCAAGAGGTGGAAATGAACCCATTCAACCGGTCCACTCCGTTGACTCCAAACAAGATCATTACGGCAGATGGGTTTACGTTGTTTTTCGGGGAACAATTGTCCACTACGCGTTACACGTCGCAACTGTACCGGATAACGTACTTGCGTCGCCCAAACACAGTCAGCATTTCGCCCAGCGTCAACTGTGATTTACCAGCCCACACCCACACCGAAATAGTGAATTTGAGCGTTCGGAAGGCTTTGGAATCCATCGAGCACTTGAGTCGCTACCAAACACAAATCAACGAAATAACCAACCACGAATAACCCATGAGCCAGTACACCAACCCAGTCCACCTGTTCGTAGCCGAATCCTACGACGCGATTTCAGGGGACCTCAACTCAGCCACCATTACGTCCGGCGAGATTACCATAATCGATGCCGACACCCGCCAATTGGCCACCACCAGCAGCAAGCGGATACAGTTTGCCGTTTACAGCCCTTCGTTGGCTGCTGACGGGTTCAACAAGCCGATCCGCCTCGGGCCCGTAATTGCCCGGGACAACTCGGACGGCCAAGGCAACGTAGTGTACTACCGTTATTGCGCTTACCAAGCCCCTGTGTCCCAAGTGCGTACGGCAGAAATGACCAGCGGCGGTTCCGGCATTACCGCAGGACTTACCTACATACTGAAAACGATTGTGGAGGGAAGCGCCGAAAATGTGCCGTTTATGCACAAGTTGATGCCACGCATCTACACCGTTTCGATTCCTGTGGGCACTACAAACCCGCAGAACTATTTGGCGGCCCAGTTCAACACGCTGATCAACAACGACGCCAACCGGTTTGTAAACTCTAC